AGCTGGTGCGTAAACGTACCAGCCTTGACGCCGGCAGCGCTCGTAACCTGGCCAAGGGCAGCAAGCAGAATAAGCCCAAAGCTTTCTACCTGAATCTTGCCCTCAATCTTGCCCTCGCTCCAGATTTGGGTGACGATGGCGTCGTTGTTTAGGTCAATAACGCCCATGGCGCTGTTGTTAAGTGCACTCTCGTGCTTGTCTTGTAGGTCGGCGCTCAGGTGAGGTATCCAGTGAGCAGCGGTAGCAGCGGCTGTGCCCCGCGTGGTCTCTTTGGCGATACCATAGCTAATGCGCCGACCGATAAAGTCGATATTTGCCATTATTTGGCCTCCGTGTTACTGTTATCATCTGATGTATCAGGCTCAGCCTCTACTGGCTCAGCCTGCTCGTCAAACGTTTCTTTGATCATGTTATCAAACCTTAAAGCCGCCTCCTGTGCCGATGTAGCTTCTACAGTCGTGCCAGTCTCGGGGTTAAAGTAGATATGTTTTACTAATTGGTTATCGTTCATGTTCATACTCCTACTTGATTATAAACAATTTACTAGTTACCTGTGTAGTGGTCGTAGCGCACTATAACATTGATAGTAGCCACCAAAGCCATCACTGGCTCGGTTGCCACGCTCCAGCCAGCAGACGTTGGCACAACGCCAAGTACACGGTCTTTACCGCGGTGTCGTAGCCCGTCTAGGTCTACCGTGTCGTCTATAGCGTCACGAATAAGCCCAGACAGCGTGCGCATGTTCTTAAAGTCCTCTGCGCGCTGGCTCTCGTCATCGTTCATAGGAATGATAGCAATGACGTTAAAGCCCTCACGCCGGTGCACTTCAGTGTTTTGCCCAAGCTCAGCCGGTGCGTCGTCTGGCACGATCATCACAGCAGGATAGCCCTGGTACTTATTTACTCCGTCGTCGTAGTCCACAACCTCTGCAAACACAGGGTTGCCGTCTTCGTCGCGGATAGCCTTTACTACCTCTACTAGTTTGTTACTGATCTTATTTTGCATGTTACGCCTCCAACTTACTTATTACGTTTGCTATGGCCCGTGCTGCGTACTCTTGTATTTGTGGCTCGGTCTCTTTGTACGTCTTCTCAATAAACGGCTGCGGCTGCGTACCCTTACGAGCAATCGAGCGGGCGACAACGAAGGGCGACACATTACCTAGCTTGGCGCGTACCCACCGCTGAAAGTCTTCGTTCTTCCATGGTGGTATACGGCTACCAGGCTTGCGGCCCTTCTCGATCACCTCAGCATACTTACTTAGCGGCGTAATCCTCGCCTCGCCATTGCCAACTGTACGCTGGATATTACCCGCCAGACGCTGTGTAACACCCACAGGGGCGTTTTTACGCATGGATCGCTGCACTATTACCGAACCATTAGCCAAGATGCGCTGGACAGCTCCAGAGGCCTCTCCGCGCCATCTACGGCCTAGATGCGGTACGCTACCAGTATCAACCTTGATGTAGGTAGACATTACGCGGCAAGCTCCAGCACATAATGTGAGTGAGTCACATTGTCAAAGTTTTCATACGGGTTTAGCGCTTTGACGGCGTAGTTGCGCCCAGACTGATCAGTTACAGTGTCGTTTACCTTGATCTGGTCAGTGTTAGTGTACATATCAAACGCTTTGTAAGCACTGATATTGTACGCCACGCTGTTCTCACGGCTCATAGGCAAGATAGTACATGGCACACCGCTCATAACGGCCTGCGTCTTCTGCACCATCCCCTGCGTCTTCACAAGGCGCTTAACGGTCACAGTATGACGTAGCATGTTGGCGCTAATCATACCAAGAACCTCACAAACGGTGCTAATAGCGTTTGTTCTTTCTTTGATACGCTGTAGGTCTTCTGGTAGTTGCCCACACGCTCAGATGTGACTGTAGTGCCGCCGCTGCTAATCTCCTGCATCATGCCACGCACCATAAGGATAGCGGCCATCTTCACGGCTGCTGGCACGTCTACGAGGCCATATGTGTAAGTAATATGGAGTTGGTCGTAGTCTGTACGCTCGTATTGGTCTTTGTAGCCCGTTGTAGACAGTGTGATGCGTCCGGTCTTGCTATCTATACTGTAGCCGTGCACGTCAGTTAAATCAGCGTCTGTAGTCTCGTCGGTAATCCTACCTTGCTTAATCTGTGACACCTCTTTAATGTATACGTTGTCTAGGAATACCACAGGCCTGTAGTCCTGTATCTCTGTTTCTGTTTTCAATGACCCGAACCACACACCTGTAATGTCATACAGCCACTGTGGCAGCATGTCTATATACAGCTGTAGCTCAGCGTCTTTGTCGTTGCCGGTAATACCCAGCTGTTTCTTTATTTCGTCTAATGTAACTATTGCCATAGCTTTATTATCTCCTATAAACAGAAAAGGGGACAGCCTCCAGGCCATCCCCTTCGCAAGTCACAGCCTGTTGGCTATTTCTTGTCCTTGCCAGCACCCTCAGCAGGTGGCTGCTCGTCTTTACCAGCGGCTTCAGCTTCAGCCTTTGCCTTCTCCTCTGCTTCCATCTCGGTTAGTACCTTCTCGTATGGAAACTCTGGCTCATCCTCGAACACGGACAGTTCCCACTCACGAGCGGCGTACTGGTCGCCAGCCTTGTAGCGGGCAATCAGCGCGTCCTTTTCAACTTGCCACTCGGCTTTGTGCTCAGCAATGCGAGCAGCCTGCTCTCGGGCTTCCTCTTGCTCGTGAGTCTCAACGATCTTGTACCGTGGCTCGCCGTCAAAGTAAACCTTTGTCAGCATGTCCAGGTAGTCAAGCTTTTTTTGGGTTACGTGGTACAGGTGGTCACCTGGTACGTAAACGTCCAAACATTCTGTGAATAAGATGTGTGCCATTTAGTGTGTCCTTTCTTTTAATTAAGCACCATTAACGCTTGCCATGACGAACCCGTCAGTGATCAGCGGGCTTGCGCCTGTTCGCTTCATCACACGGAGGCTGTTGCGGCCACTCTCAAAGTCACCGTTAGCATAACCAAAGTCAATGCGCACACCAGCAACGTCAGTGATCCAGAAACAGTTTTTGTTTACAAGCCACAGCTCGTCAAAGTTCATAGCAGTTGAATCAACCTCTACGAACGGAAGGCCAAGCAGCTTGTCGTATGGCAGGCCATCGCGTACGTCTTGGGTGTAGATGTAACGGCCCGTGGTGTCCTTGACAGTATCAAGCTGCGTAACCAAGTTAGTGTTACCAACCCAGAAAGCGTTGCGGCGGTAGCTAATAGGCATAGCGCGGTAAGCTTTCTTCACAGCGTCGTAGTTAAGCGCTGCAACGTTAGCGCCAAAGTTAATCTTTTGGCCTGCTGGCAAAGCGCTCTTGCGGGTACGAATACCGCGTGGCTTGCTTGTGCCGTCACCAGCCAAGAAAGCAATGTTCTCTTGGTAGGCAATCTCTTCAGCGAGCTGCTTGGTCAAAAGCTGTTCAACAACGCTAAACGCGGCTGCATCCTGCTGAAACTCTTCAGTAAGAGGCACAATACCGGTAAGCTTTTTAGCGACAATGTCGAACCCAGAGAAGGTTGCTTTTGTCTTATTGTAGTTAGCCTCTTCAGCTGTCCAGGCTACTTGTGGCCGGCTAACTTGGCCAGGCACACGGAGGTTGGCAGGTGCGTTGCTAATAACGGTAGCAAACTGCCGAATAGGCGCAACGTCCACCATCTTCTCAACGATAGCTTTCTCAATGACAGTAGGCACGAGGTAACCACCGTCAGCCTGTGTGGTGACGTTCTGGCTGTCTGCACGGTAACCCATGCGGCGAACCTCAATGTCAATGTCGGCGTACTCGCGAGCAACTTCGCTGTCGATGCGGCGTAGTTCCTGCGTGTTACCAGTACGAACAGCGTTAAACCATGCACGGGTCTGTGCGCGGCCTCGGTCGCTCTCGCTCATTTCTTTGTTGTGCTCGGTCATCTTGGCGTGTCGGGCAGCACGTGCCTCAGCCTGCTTGCGAGCCTCTGCTTGGCGCTTCTCAATCTCTGCGGCCAATTGTTCCTTTGTGTAAGGCATTTACTTTTATTCCTTTGTTATCGTTACTTTAATAACCTAATGACTCATCACCTTCATCTTCGGCCAATTCCTTTTCAAACTCTGCAATGATGCGCTCGGCCTCTTCATCGCTGATCGTCTCGGTTTCGTCTACCTGTGTGCTGGCGTCCTCATTGGCCGCTTTATCTTCGGTAGCTTCTGCCGGGGCTTTCGGCTCAGCTTCAGCTGGCGTATCCTCTTCGGTTTTGGCTTCTGCTTTTGGTGCAACTTCGGTGGCTAGCTTTTCTTGGAGAGCTGCTAGCTGCTCTTGTAATGGTTTCATAGCTTCTGCTATTACCGCTTGTAGTTCCTCTTTGTTCATACGTGCCCCTTTTGGTTTAGCTGTTGTATTGTCGAGGGCTGCCTCAAGCTTGCGTGCTTCGCTAAAGTAGCGTTTCATCAAGCCCCTTGCCTCCTCTTCAGATATACTACCATCATTAAGCGCACGAGTGGTAGCCCCTGTGTTAGAGGGAATACCAACCAGGCTAATCTCAAAGAGTTGGTTTTGGAGATACTCCAGCCCTTCGTTTACCAGGTTTTCAAACCCGACACTCCAGGTGCGTAGGAATCCACGCGACACCTTACCCCACGCCCAGTTACCGCCATACTCGCTCATGTCGTCTACGTCGAACTGCACAATAGCATCGTGTGCCCGCTCGTCAGGCACTGGAATAATCTCCAAGACACGGCCGATATTGCTTGCTGCGTCGCTGTAGTGATCCAGCTGCACAGTTGGGTTGTCCATGTAGCGCTTAAAGTCCCAGCCATCAAACTTCAGGCTAGTGCCATAGCTGTCTACAGACTCATCAGTAAATCGGATACGCACGGTGTGGTTATCTTCGTCTACTGATTGCGGTACGCTGTTACGTAAAATAATGTTCATGGTTTATCTCCTATACATATTCTAATTCTGATCCACTATCACTGGCAAGAGTACACAACGACAGTTTGGATGGCTTGGCGGGCCTACCATAGGCTCATAGTCTACCTTAAGCGTGTGTGTCACTGGCTTGCCTGCTTTGCTGGTTGTCGTCACCTCTAGCCTGTCGCCTAGCTCCACAAACGGTTTGTTCAGCTCTACGATCTTACCGTTAAGGCTTTGACAGAACGGGCAGGCATCACCTAGCTTAGTATGCCACTCTTTGCCGGTCACAATGTCTGAATCATCCCAGCCGTATATGTCTGCCTGGCTAGCTGCTCGTACACTCTCTGTGCGCGCAATGCGGTCTGCTCGCTTGCTGCTCATGTCGCCAAAGATATTCTCGACACGGGCGCGTAGTTCGTTGCGGCTCTCGCCCTTGTCGATACCCTCGGCTAATGTCAGCAGTATCTGCTTCTGGCTCTCATCGTTAATGTCTACCGCTATCTTGCGTGCGCGCTGCTTCACAAACTCAGAGACGGCCGGCACGTCTTTAGGCGGCTTAAAGTTAGGTAGCTGCGCCCAGGCGTCCTTGATCTGCTCTTTCATGAGTGTGGTGTATAGCGGCATAAGCGCATCTTGTAGGTTAATGTCCCACTGGTCATCACTCATAATGAGCGCTAGCTGCTTGTAGACAGGGTCAATGTCACGCTTAGCTAAGCTACGGCTGCCATCCTCTACTTCGTTTAGCTCTTCAATGACAGCCTTACGCTGTGCCTCAAAGTGCTTGCGGGCGGCCTTCCTAAAGCTTGCCTCGTACTTATCAAGTCGTGGCTGCATGTCTGCCACCCGCTTTTCACCTTGCTGGAATCTATCAGCGGCTCGCTTCTCTACCTTCTTTTTTTTTTGATTAGCTGCGCGCTTAAGCATAACAGCTAGCTCTCGCCTGGCGCGTTTCTTGGCCTCGTCTGCTAGTTTCTTGTCGTCTTGCTCTTTATTGCCCTGCTCTTTGTCCTCGTCGCTGTCTGCGGCTTCTGGCGCTTTGTCGTCAACCTTTGGCTCTGGCTCGCTCTCTTCGCTCTTGCCAATCTCTACACGGCCAGATGGGCGATACAGCACGTCACCACCTTCAATAGGCGGCAGGTCTAATGTCTTACGTACCTCATTAACCGTCATCCAGTTATTGATGGCAGCTGTGTTGGCGCTAGCTTCTACGCTCGAGTCGCTCGGTATAAAGTCTACAAAGGTAAGCTCTAGTGATGGATCGAACGGATCGATCACGTACTTATTAATAAAGTTACAGAAAGCACGGACACGTGGTAGCAATGTGTACTTGGCAAAGTGATACTCTGCCGCTTCCATGTTAGCCCTGTTAGCCGACGTGATCATACCAAGCAGCGCTGGAGACACACGAAACATGGCCAGTATCTCGTCACGGCTCAATTTGCGGCCTTCTAGAAAATCCATATCCCGTTGGGTCAGAACGAATTGTTTAGCAGAAGCGCCTCCACCAAGGATCATTGGTACATAAGCGTTTTGCCCACCACTGTAAAACTCGATAAGCTGCTGCTTTAGCCGCCTAAACGCTACGTCTGTCATCTGCTTTTCAGACTCGATGATCATACTTGGCCGTGCGCTGTTAGCAAAAAAGCGCTGGTTGTAGTCTACGGCCTTATCGTCAGTGTCTACTGCGCCAGCTGCTGCTTGAATAACCGACATACCATTGCGTGGGCTTGCCGGGTTTGGCCGGTAGTCACGGTAAAACTGCCGCTCTTTGTCGGTATTCATCCAGTAATAGTCACCATAGCGCATAATCTCGTCGCCGGTGTCTTTGTTGATTTTGTACTCTACTAGATGAGCAGGTAACACAGTAAGCGCTGCTGGTAAGCCTCGCATCTCTGTATTCTCGCCTGTCGGCACAATGTAGCTCTCGCCGTTAATGTTCAGGTAACTAGCGTGTAGGTATAGCATCTGCATACCATGCTGGCTGTCTGTTGGGCTTTGTAGCAAAGAGAGTATAGGGTGCTCAGTAATCGTGCTACGGTTACCGTTCCTGTCTGTCTTTACTAACTGAAACTCAACACCGCTGAAAGCCTCAGCGATAAAGTCGTTAGCAGCAAAAACCCAGCCTTTGTTGGCTGTGACTTGGCTTGCTTTGTCTTTGTATTCTTTTATCTTACCGCCTTGGAATGACGGCATACCGGCATTGTAGGTAAATACTCCGCCGTCGTCGCTCAGGTAGTTGGCGCGTGATTCCACCGGCTTCTCTTGCCGGTTTAGTACTGCGTCGTACACCCTTTGCAATAATCCTTTGTTATTGGTCATTAGCTTATCATCCTATTATTGTTAATAGCGAATCCAAATATCGCCCTCATCCTCATTAGAGATACCCATACAGATACTCCAGAATGAGTCACCATGTCCCTCTGGAGACTCGAGCGCTTGCAAAGCGTTGTCTACCATGAGGAGTTGGCTCGTCTGCCTTTGCTCATTGATCAGGTTGATACGGTTGTTGGTTATGAGCATGTCTAGGTTAGCGGCCATCTTGGTCTGGTTTTTGGCGTTTAATGTTACCGGCTCCATAACAGGGTTTAGTAATCCCTGCTCAGCAAATCCCTCAAATTCAGCCCTAGTATTATCATAGTACAGTTTAGAGACGTTGAATAGTTCGCATATCTGGTTTAGCTCTTTGTATTGCTTCTCATACTGCCAGCCATCTATCCAGAATGAGTATATTTGGCGATAGCTTATTATCTCGTCGCCGTCTTCTGTCTCGCTGTACTTTTTGATGAATAGCGCCAGGTGGCTTGGGTGGCGTTTCTTGCCAATGTCAAAGCCGCCTACGACTACAGCGTCGGCTAGTGCTTTATTCCAATCCTTTTTCTTCCAGCATAGCTCAGTACTTACACTCTCTAGGGCTTCGCGGTTGATATAGCTGTCTTCGTTATAGACTGGCTGCGCCATGTACTCCTGGTTAAAGGTCTTGTCGCCCTGTGCGGCCCTAATCTTCATAAGGTCATCGAACGTGTAAAAGTCTGGCCAAAGCACCTTCTCTGCTTTCCAGTCTAGGATGGCAGGCGTAAACCATTGGGCAAATAGTGTGCTCAATCCCTTGTCAAAGAAAAAGTCATCGTTTGTCTGTGGTGTACCTACAACGTAGCACTCACCGCCTTTGTTTACCATTGGCAGCAGCTCTGTAGAGACAATACGGTTGATCTTACGAATAACTGTAGGCTTTAGCTTATTCTCGGGGTCTTTTAGTGGGTCGTCTACATAGATAAGGTTAGCGTGGATACCACGCTTAAAGGCGAGGAGGCCGGCTGGCTTTACGAGAAACTTGGGGGCTTTGTCGAGCGTTTGGTTTGGGCCTACCTTTGCAAACCCAAGCACGGAGTCTGTTTGGCTCTTGTAGTTGGTTAGCTCTGAATAGAATGGGTTGATAGCTACAAGGCTGCGCACCTTCGATAAGTGGTATGCTGCTAGCTCGCTGTTATAGCTAAAGTACCAGCCCTCTACCGGGCTACGTCGCTTCTCTCGCTTAAAGCGCAACAAGTGCCACATGAGACGAGCATAGAGGCGTGTGCTCTTAAAGTGGCCACGTCCTGTGATATACATAGCGTACGGGTGCTTGTCCATGTGAGCGCATACGTCAGCAACGTACTGCCCACTCACAAACTCATCTTGGAATGAGAGGGCAAATACATGATTCACAAAGTAGTTAAAGTCATCAACTGCCCTGCGCTCTATCAGCTCCATCGCTGCTGCTGCTTTCAGTTCCAGCAACTCCCTGGATGATCCTTGTAAGTTCGTCATCGCTCATGCCCTTTATCGCACCAGATATTTTAACTGCTGTCTCCGACTTGGTCGGCGCTTCAGCTCCTACAAGCTGTGCGGCTTGCTTTAGTGCTGCTAGTGCGTTTGCCCTTTCTCCGTTCTTCATAGCCTCGTAATAGACGTGGTTTATCTTCTCAAGCTGTGTTTGCACAAACTCTGGTATTTGCTCATCGTATGAGGCCTTGATACGCTTTTTAGCTGCTGCAATGTACTTTTGGGCTTGACGCTCGCCAATACCCCATTGCTGCTTGATTGTCTGCTTGATGATTGATGTGCGTGCACCATTTAACATCTGCGTGAGCACCATCTCAAGCCGCATGTCCGTTATCTCTATGTCTTTAGAGTCATTTTTTGTTATATCTAGATGCTTAACCGGCGGCACTTTCGTCTTGGTGTCGCTTCTCACATCTAGGTTGCGTCTCTGTGTCTTTGCCATGGTCACATTATACACCAAAAGAAAGAGACGCAACAATTGCTGCGTCTCACCATAAAGGAGGAATCTGGCAGCTGCGCCCACACACAGCTACCAAATATTCTACACCTTGTGCCAGTCTTTGCCAAGTACCCCTTTTGTACAGTCAAATACTTCGTCTGCGATATACCCACCAAGCTTATTGTCTTTGCGGTACACAATGTAGTTGTAACGTCGTGCAACCGCCTTTTGTTTT